AGCGCACCACTACAAACAATATTACTCATACTAATAATTATCTTAGTATGCGAGTCTCCATGTACCGTCTGGATACTCACCTTCAAAAGAAAGTATCCATTCTTCGCCGGTCCATTTGTATTGTTTTCTAGTAGTAAGATTAGTAACGAATACTTCGGATGTTGTATCTATAGCTTTAAATATAATGCTCCATTTAGAGCCGTCCCATTCAACAATATCATTTACACTGGCAGCAAAGTCTGTACCGTCTGCATTTTTCCAGGCATCCGGACCGTCAACATCTAAGTATAATTCATAATCAACTACATCGCCGGAATTTAAAAATTCTGCAAACTTTATTTGGTATGTTTCGTCAGATGAGTCAACTGTAAAATGTGTAGCATTTACAGGAACACCGTTAACAAATACTTTTGCATTTACGACTTCACTAAACGGATACCTTGTATCGTACTGAAGGATTCTATCACTTACTGTAAATTTACCTCTATGCACATGCCCAATATTTCCTAGTAGTAGTATTTTAGGATTTGTATTAGGAAGTAATGTAGGATTTCCTTTTGTAGGATCAATAATTGCATCAATGCCAGTTGACCCATTAATAACAGTATCATCTGGTAATGTATCACTATCGATATTTACACTCAACACTGTTTCGTCTAATGGATTAATAGATACTGTGCCTATTATCTCGTAACCGTTGGCTCTTTGCAATCTTAATTCAGTAATATCAGGTTGGAACAATTGAGGCATTGATCTAATATAACCAGTCCATGTTTCTGCACCAACTTGACCTTTTCCTAATAGTCTTGCAAAATAGCTACCATTGCCATCATTTAAGAATACAAGATCATAATTGTTATGACTAGTAGTAACTAGAGTAGTTTCGCTAGTCAACGATTCTCGTTTACCATGTATCTTATTAGGTACTGCATTTTGTGTTTCATTAAGTGCTGATTGTTTAACTAGACTTTGTGCATATGCAGTATCATCTATATTAACTTCTAAACCGTTTTCACTAAACATAGCAGTAATAATACTTTGTATAACGCCCAGCTTTTTAACTTTGACAGGCGGACTAATAAAAATAGGAGTACGGAAAGTTAACGAAGAAATATCAATTTCACTTTCAGTGCCAACTGGTATACTTCTTGAACTCCAGTTAACGTTTTCTAAATTTACTACACTTAAACTAGTCCAGTCGATATAATTATCAGTAGTTTGTATTTCTAGACTTGGATTAAACAACATTAATATCTGTTCTAATATTTGAAGTTTTTGGTCAGTGTTAGTTGCCCAAATATCAAGATTAACAGTTAGTGTATAAGGTGTTGGCATTAAGCGTTCTACAGTGTAGTTCTTGCCTTCTTTTTTTAAGTATTCATTTCCGTTAGCATCTATAGCACGTTCTCGTATATTAAGTTTGTTTATATAACTGCTATCGCTTAAACGCGAAGTATCCATTTCTAATCCAGTAACATATACGCTCAATCGAGGAGCACTAGGTACTTTGTTTTCAGAATTGTCACGAATTATACCTGCAACTTGTCGAGTTAAATCTCCGTAACTAATCGGAACTGCACGTAAATTACCTTGCCCGTCAGAATAGCTAAATCCACTAAACATGCGAACTATTTGTGTAAGGTATCGTCTTATTTGTTGATCGTAAAAGTGCTGCATTAGTTATCTGCCTTGGGTCTTAGTGCTTTGCTCAAGCTCTGTTTTTCGTTAAATGTTTCACCTGCAACTGTTGTAGTTGCATCGTCGTTGTTAATAAATGTACCTTTCTGATTGTTGGCTGTATCCGAACCATACAAGTCTGCACGTTGTACGTCTTGTACTTTATTCCAACGTCCATTTACAAATTTAAACAATCTATTAGGCATAAAATCTGTTCTTAAAAAATAATCTTCATCTTCTGCATTTGTAGGAAAGCTAATTCCATGACCAAATACTGTTTCACCATTAGGTGGTAATGCAGTGCCTACAAGATAACCTTTGTATCCAGGGCGATCTGGTGGCGCCATTTTGCTAAAGCCGTCAGTGTCTTTAGCTGTTGTTAATTGTGTATCGCCACTGTCGTTTGTTTGTAGAGTAAAATAAGAAGTAATATCGTATCCGCTTTGTTGTACTTCTTCTGTTGCTTCATTTACTACTGCATTAGTAATTTGCATTTCTTTCTCATATGTAGAAAGTAAATCACGTAATGTTTTGCCATCTGGCTCTTCTTCGTTTGCAGGAAGATCTAAAATATCTTTAAATTCTTGACCGTCGTATATTTGTTTTAATTTTACACGATACAAGTGCGGATACCAAGTTTGGCTAAATCCTTCTGCTGAGCGATTAACATCTTCTACTACATAATATCTTTTAAGTGCAACACTGTAATCGTTTTCAGCATATTCATCTTTAAGATGCGGAAATTCAACTACATCGCCTGACATAATTTTTCTGCCAAGTGTCTTAACACTACTTCTTATATGAATTGTTAAGAACAATGTGTCATTGCTTAAGAACAGACCAAATTGACTTAGATCAAAGTCAATGTCTTGTACATTATAAATTCCTCTTAAAGAATATATATCTTGATCGTATTTTCTGTCTCTGTTTTCAAGAAACATCATATCTTGTATTTGGGTATGATCCTTTGCTGTTGTACCGTCATCAGTTCCAACATACTTGTGTATATGTATATCAGTACCGCCGACAGTAAACATTTCTAAGATCTGGCGATCTAAGAATTCGTAATCTTTACCCTTTTCTGGTTTATATAAACTTAATCTTGGCATACACATATTTATCGATAAATACAATACGGAGAGAACAACCATGACAACATTAGCAACTAAAAAACAAACAATATTTGATTATGTGAACGCAATGCTAGGCGGTGGCATGATTGATGTCGAACTTGATCCTATACATTATGAAACTGCTCTTAATAAGGCATTATCAAAATTTAGGCAACGTAGTGATAACAGTGTTGAAGAATCATACTTGTTTATGACTACAGTAGCAGATCAAAATACATATACTCTTCCGCAAGAAGTTGTAGAAGTGCGTCAAATCTTCCGTAGAAGTATTGGTTCACGTACAGGCGGTGGCGATGGCGGTACAACATTTGAACCATTTAACCTTGCATACACAAATACATATCTGCTATCCAGTAGTAATATCGGTGGCCTAGCAACATATGATATGTTCAGTCAATATCAAGAACTTGTAGGACGTATGTTTGGTAGTTTTATCGAATTTAAATGGAGTTCAACTACTAAGCAATTAACATTGTTACAGCGACCTAGAACAGAAGAAACGCTAATGATGTACGCTTATAACTATCGTCCAGATGAGCAACTACTAGACGATTATCTAGCAAGTCAGTGGATCAAAGATTATACATTGGCAACTTGTAAATATATGCTTGGCGAAGCACGTAGTAAGTTTGCAACTATTGCAGGACCACAAGGCGGATCAACGCTTAACGGCGATAGCCTAAAAGCAGAAGCACAAGCTGAAATTGAAAAATTAGAAAAAGATGTGGCAGAAGCAGTGCCAGGCGGTACAGGATACGGATTTACTATTGGGTAAAAAATACTTGACATTTAGATAATAACCTAGTATAATGTAAAGCATAATATACAAAGGAGTTCTAGTATTAATGTTACCTAAGCTATTAATTGTAGGTCACGGTCGTCATGGCAAAGATACTGTATGTGAAATGTTAAACACATACAGATATAAATTTCAATCATCATCAAAATTTTGTTCAGAACTTTTTATCTTTGATGAACTAAAAGACAAGTACGGTTACGCCGACGAAGAAGAGTGCTATAACGACAGGCACAACCATCGAACTGAGTGGTTCAATATGATTCATGATTATTGCAAAGATGACTTAGCACGACTAGGACGTAACTTGTTTGCAGATCACGATATCTACTGCGGTCTTCGAAATAAGAAAGAATTTTTTGCAATGCAGAACGAGGAACTTTTTGACTACGCTATTTGGGTAGATCGTACAGATCACTTGCCTACTGAAGATCCTAGTTCAATGAGCATTGAACAGTGGATGTGTGATTACACTATCGACAACAACGGCGATTTGAATAGACTAGAAAGAAACGTAGCAATACTAATGCGTACTATTTTTAGAAGTCGGGGACTAAGTCTCCCTGCTTCCAACGCACACCTTCTTTCTGCAGAATACGCTGACAATTAGCACAGATAGTTTTTAAGTTACTTGGTCGACAATTTCCTAAATCACCGTCTATGTGAAATACATTAAATTGTTCCGAATGTCTTGATTTGAATCCGCACTTCTCGCATAGTGATTTTTTCTCGTATCCAGACTGTTTCCATTTAGGAATACCGTTGCCTAAACCGTTGCGCAAACAACTTTCACACAGCTTGCGGTAATAGGTTTTATTCCCTTTTTTGTAATTTATAGCCGCAGGACGTTGGCCGCAAGTGCATAATGGTCTCATATTGTATTTATCTCACCTTTTTGGTCCCTTTTTGCAGGGTATTTGCAGTATATTTTCTTTAAGATATGGTAAATACATGTAACAAAGAATACCCATCCAGATAGGAGATTATAAAATGGCATTAGTATCACCAGGTGTACAGGTTAGCGTAGTAGATGAAAGTTTCTACACACCCGCTGAACCAGGTACAGTCCCAGTTATTTTCTGTGCAACAGCACAGGACAAAACAAATGCTTCAGGTTCAGGCACTGCACCAGGCACACTAGCACAAAACGCTGGCAAGCCTTATTTGATGACATCGCAACGTGACCTAGCTGAAACATTTGGCGATCCAGTTTTTCAAATTGACGCAAACAACAATCCAATTCACGGTAGTGAATTAAACGAATACGGCTTGCAAGCTGCTTACTCATTCTTAGGAGTTAGTAACAGAGCTTGGATCGTAAGAGCTCCAATTGACTTAGGATCATTAGAGCCAAGAGCAAGCGTCCCAACAGCAGACCCAACAGACGGAACTTACTGGTTAGATACAGGTTCGTCATTGTTTGGTATCCAAGAATGGAATAACGCTTCAATTGAAATCAATGGCGGACAGACATTTACTAATAAAGCACCAATAGTTATTACTAGCGAATCACAAACAGAATCTACAGCTGATGACAATGGATTAACTATTAGACGTCCACTAGCATCAATTGGTGAAATTGGTGATTATGCAGTTGTTGCAGTTTCGACACTTAATACATTTTGGTATAGAAACACTAGCGGAGCATGGGTAGAATTAGGCAGTGACGCATGGCGCGATTCATGGCCAACTGTAACTGGTACTAAGTCAGCAGCACCTAGTTCAGGAGAATTTACTATTAACGGCACTTCAGTATCTTGGACAGCAGCAGCTACAATGGCAGATGTTGCATCACAAGTTACTAACGATTGCCCATTAGGTTATCGTGCAGGTGTTGTTAACGGCAAATTTGCAATCTTTAGTGATGGTGCAGTAAGCGGCCCAGATTCAACACTAGCAGGTATAGTTGAAGTTAACGAAGTTGGCGGCACAACTACACTAGAAGCATTAGGATTAACTGCTGGTACTTATTATCCACCAGCATTGCAAATTAGCAAGCACACTAATGTTCCTCAATTTAAAGCTACTGATACTTACAATAGACCAACAGGCAGTATTTGGGTTAAAACTACTACTCCAAATGCAGGCGCACGTTGGAGAGTAAAGCAGTGGAATGCTAACACAAGATTATGGGTAGACGTTGAAGCACCTATTTACGATACTGCTCAAGAAGCATTAGTACAGTTAGATAGAACCGGCGGCGGCGAAAACTTAGCAATTGGTGATTTGTTTATTGATAGCAATGTTGCACAAGATGCATTGCCATTAGGTACATTTAAAATTATGCGTAGAGCAGCAGTTGGATCAACTAGTGTAAGAACTGGTAAGATTCTTGACGCTGCATTTGGTAACGGAACTGTATATAATTTCCAAATTGAAGCAACTGCTCCAGGCGATGCAGACTTTTCAACACCAGTAACAATTGCATTTACAGGCAGCGGCACAGGCGCAACAGATGCTATTTCTTTAGCAAGCGCAATTACTAATGCAGGTATATCATATGTAAGTGCTGAAGTTGATAGTGAAAACAGAGTTTCAATTAAGCATTCAAGAGGCGGCGAAATGCGTTTAACAGACGGATCAGGCGCATTTGCATGTTTTACTGCACTCGGACTTAAAGCGTTCTCGAGCACAGATTCAACAAGTACTCGCTTCTTAATGGACGAGCCGGGAGTTGACAATCTAACAGGAACATTGCAGTTTAGAGCAAGTAACTGGATGACTTTAGTTTACACACCAAGTGCAGATGCAATTACACAAACTGCACAAGATGGTACACTATGGTACAATTCAATTGTTGACGAAGTTGACATTATGATCAATGACGGTAGCACATGGGTTGGTTATCATAACTTTAATGCTGAGTATGCAGATTGTGATCCAGAAGGTCCAATCGTTAGCGCAACACAGCCTACTAAGCAAACAGATAGCACTGAACTAGTTGATGGCGATCTTTGGATCGACACTAGTGACTTAGAAAACTATCCAGTAGTTTATCGTTATAGAAAACTTACTGACAAGTGGGAACTAATTGATAACGGCGATCAGACAACAGAAAACGGAATTTTATTCGCAGACGCACGTTGGGGTACAAGTGGAGCAAACGGTAACGTTAAGGCAAACATTGTTGATCTACTAGATCAAGACTATGTAGACTTTGATGCACCAGATCCTGCACTATATCCAAAAGGTATGATGCTGTTTAATACTCGTCGTTCAGGATTTAATGTTAAGCGTTATGTTGCAGATTATGTCGACAGCGGCGCACAAAACATTAGAATGAGTAACGAAGAGCAAGGTGCATACGGTTCAGCACTAGATGGCGTATTTGATCGTTGGGTTACTGAATCAGCTAACCAAGTTGACGGCGCAGGCAGCTTTGGACGTAAAGCACAACGTAAAGTTATTTTACAAGCAATGCAAGCAGTTATTAACAATAACGACGAA